CAAATCCGCACTCATGTTCGTTGTAAGCGAGGACTTTGTTAAAAAGGACTATGACCGAAGCGAATACCTTGGGCTACTACGAGATGCCCTATACTTATATACCCCTCTTGAAAATGCAGTAACACAGGATGTTTGGAACCCCAAACCAAACTTCACTTGCAAAGGCTATTGTGCAGTGCACTCTTGCATTCATAACGGAAAACATGAATAATAGAACGAATTAAACTCGGTTTAAGTCGACGCACAATGCCTTATGTAAATAAACCCCGCCCTTATAAAAAGGAATATAAGCAACAAGTTGCTAGGGGTGAACACGACGACCGCATGGAGAGACAACGGGCAAGACGCACCCTAGACAAGAAAGGTGTGTCCCGAAAAGGTAAAGATGTATCTCATCGTAAACCCCTATCCAAAGGGGGTAGTAATAAAGATGGATATAAACTAGAATCACCACATAAGAACAGAAGTTTCAAGCGGAATCCTGACCGATCCGTCAAGTAAACACAGGCAGTAAAGAAGTTTTGTAGTTAATAAAAGGGCAAGTGGAATTCCACATTGTCCTGATAACGCTTCTAAACATAATGGAAATTGTAGAAAACAAAGTATTACTTTTAAGGGTAGATCACCCTGACCGTATCACCGCCGTAATCCCTAAGAGCAAGCACTTGGGAGGGGATGAGGTTGCCGTTCACTGGGGTTTAGAAGAAACCCAAGTCCTTAAAAATCTAGGCATCAAAGATGTGCCGTCGCCTATCATAGGCAAATATAACTTCTCAGGTTTATACAAACCATTCCAACATCAAATCACCACCGCATCATTTCTCACACTACATAAGCGTGCGTTCTGCTTTAACGAGCAAGGCACAGGCAAGACCGCTAGTGTGATATGGGCATCAGACTATCTCATGAAGTTAGGCATCATCAAGCGAGTGCTTGTGATATGTCCGCTCTCGATTATGCAATCAGCATGGCAAGATGATCTATTCAAGTTTGCTATGCACAGAAGTGTAGATGTGGCATACGGTGCACCTGAGAAACGCAAGAAGATTATCGAAGGCGAAGCCGAATATGTAATCATTAATTACGATGGTGTTGAGATCGTAGAAAAAGAAATTGATAACGGCGGGTTTGACCTGATCGTTATCGACGAGGCAAATGCCTACAAGAATGTCACCACGAGACGCTGGAAGACCATGGCTAAACTAGCGAACGCTAACCGTTGGCTATGGATGCTCACAGGAACTCCTGCCTCACAGTCCCCCGAAGACGCATATGGACTAGCCAAACTAGTCGCCCCAAGTAAAGCACCCAAGTTCTTTGGCTCATGGAGAGACAAGGTAATGGTGCGTGTCTCTACCTTCCGCTGGTTACCCCGAACAAATGCCAGCGAGTTGGTGCATGAACTCTTACAGCCCGCCATCAGGTTCACTAAAGAAGAATGCCTAGACCTGCCCGAAATGACCTACGAGACTAGGGAAATTCCCCTTACAAAACAACAAGATAAGTATTACAAGCAGATGAAACAGCAGTCGCTTATGCACGCAGCGGGAGAAGAAATCTCAGGTGTGAATGCCGCTGCCGTATTAAACAAACTCCTACAAATAAGTGCAGGTGCAGTCTACTCAGACACAGGGGAGGTGGTTGAGTTTGATTGTTCTAACCGCCTGTCAATCCTAGACGAGGTTCTGTCAGAGACCAGTTCTCACAAGAAGATACTTGTGTTTGTGCCGTTCCGCCACGCAATTAATGTGGTGTCAGATTTTTTAAGCGACAAAGGCTACTCCAACGAGATCATCAGCGGGGAAGTCTCAGCCAGTAAACGCACCGACATATTCAGACGGTTTCAGTCAGAGCCGTCGCCCCGTGTGCTCATCATACAGCCACAAGCCGCCAGCCATGGGGTAACCCTTACCGCCGCTTCAGCAATCGTTTGGTTCGGTCCTACAACAAGTTTGGAGACGTATCTACAAGCGAACTCCCGTGCCCACAGGCAAGGGCAACGCAACCCCGTCACCGTCATACATTTACAGGGTAGTCCAGCGGAGAAGAGGATATATAGTTTGCTTCAATCGAAACTGGATATCCATGAAAAAATTATATCGCTATATAAGGAATTAACTAGTTGACAATGTCAAAATTAGACACTAATCTGATAGAAACAGAGAAAGGAAAACACATGGAATTAGAAGAAAAGTTAGAAGTATCTGCTGAAGAAAGAGAAGCAGTCGAGGACTCAAATCTTGAGAACATGGTCGAGGTATACCTTAAAATTAGAAACCATTTGAGGGAAGCCCAAGCCGAGTTTGCCAAGAAAGAGGCGGATATCAAAGAGCAGATGGCAGTGATTGAGGAGCACTTCCTTGAGCGGTGTAAAGAGATCGGAGCCAAAAATATTAAGACCAAACACGGAACGATTATCCGCACGGTCAAAACCACATATTCAACGGATGATTGGCAGTCATTCTATGAGTATATTGATGAGCACAAGTTGTATGAAGTATTGCATCAGCGTATTCATCAAGTAAACCTACGGACATGGTTGGAAGAACACCCGACCCTAGTGCCCAAAGGACTTAACGTAGTAAATTCATTTCAAATTAGCGTAAGGAGAACTAAATGAGTGAGATCACCATTTTCAAAGATGCAGTTCCAGCCCACATTAAAAGCCGACAGATTGACGACGTTACGTCTTCTCTCGCAGGTTCAAGTGGTGTAAAGCGTATCTCTATCCGTGGCGGTGTATTCCGCTTGATTGACGGCGGACAAGAGATTGCAGTGAACGAAGATCGTTCCATGAACTTCGTCATCGTGAATGCCGCCCCTAACATTTCACGGACATTCTATGAGGGCACATACGAAGAGGGTAAGAATGCCGCCCCATCGTGCTGGTCTGCTGACGGCATCAGCCCTGACTCCACTATCGAATCCCCACAGGCTAAGACTTGTATGGATTGCCCACAGAACATCAAAGGTTCAGGACAGGGCAACGGTCGTGCTTGTCGTTTCAGCCAACGTCTTGCAGTAGTTCTTGAGAACGATATGCGTGGTGACGTGTATCAACTCACACTACCATCACAGTCTATCTTCGGCAAGCCTGAGGGTGACCGTATGCCTATGCAAGCATATGCTAAGTATCTCAAAGCCCAACGCACCCCAATTACCGTTGTTGTGACCGAGGCTAAGTTTGATACTAAGTCTGCTACCCCCCGCTTAACCTTTAAGCCTGTCCGTTGGTTGACAGATGATGAGATTGATGCGGCTATCGAGCAAGGCAAGTCGCCAGCGGCTATGTCTGCTATTACCATGACCGTGGCACAAGCTGACCGTACTGAGGGTACGGAAGATGCAGAAGTCATCGCCAAGCCAGCCGTTGCAGAGAAAGAACCTACTAAGCGTAAGTCGGATAAACCTACGACTGAAACTAAAAAGGATTTGAATGCGGTTCTAAATCAATGGTCTGACAACTAGTACGGGGGTGCGGGGGGAACCCCGCCTAGGGGATATGGAAATAGGATATACAAAACGACTTGTAGATCGCATCAAGGATCAGGATGTCTCGTTGCCGTGGGTGCAGTTAGGACTCATCTGTTCGCAACGAGAGATTCCTGTGTCCCATGTTGCTGAATTTTTTGGTGTCACAAGACAAACTGTTTACCACTGGTTCTTAAATAAAACTAAACCTCAGGAACGTTACTTAGAAAAGATCAAGGAAGCAAACGAGAAACTCCGTAAAAAATCTTTTTAAAGTGACATTCCATGAATAAAGAATTTATAAAGGCAGTTACTGCCAGCGGCGGCTACTACGCTGTTGTTGGCATGTCGAAAGGCAAACTGCGAGAACAAAAATTTGTCGAGACACTCGATGAAGTAGAAGCGAAGGTCACAGAGTTTGCTTCCAAAAATTGGGATATATTCTTCGGGCTTGCCAAATACGGCACACCTGATGAGAGAACTCAAGCCAACGCTATGGCGGTTAAGGCTTTTTGGTTGGACTTAGACTGCGGAGATACCAAGGCATACCCCACAAAGGAAGATGCTATTGCTGACCTCGGTCGGTTCTGCAAAGAACTTAAGTTACCAAAACCAACTATCGTTAGCTCAGGAAATGGGATCCATGTTTATTGGCAGCTCACAGAAGATTTAACTATCGACAAGTGGCACCGTGTTGCGGAGTCGCTTAAAGAACTGTGTGTTAAGCATGATCTCAAAGCTGACTCTTCTGTTACTGCCGATTCTGCTCGCATACTGCGTGTGCCTAATACCTTCAACTACAAAGGCGAAGAACCCAAGAAAGTAGAGATACTTCTGCAAGGTGGGACTTATACCTTTGAGGACATGAAGGAGAAACTTGGGGAAATAATCCACGTGCCTAAGAAGGTGCGTAGACCGATGGATGCGGTAACTAAAGCACTCATGGGTAATTACATCAACAAGTTCTCTACCATTGTTCGCAAGATTGAAGAGGGTAAAGGTTGCTTGCAACTCAAGTATATGATTGAGAACCAAGCCACGCTTGAGGAGCCGTTGTGGAGAGCGGTGCTATCAATACCTGCTTTCTGCGAAGACGTAGATACAGCTATACACGAAGTATCTAAAGGGCACCCAGGCTACACACCACACGATACAGAAGAAAAGGTCTCGCTAATTAAGGGTCCGTATACATGTGCAACATTCGAGAAGATACGGGCGGGTGGTTGCGAGGGTTGCGTTCATCGTAATCAGATTACATCACCAATACAGATTGGGGCAGAGATTGCCCGTGCAGGCGAAGAAGATAACGAAGTAGTAGAGAAGAGCGAAGTATTTCAAGAAGAAGTTACATTCAAGATTCCGTCTTTACCGTTCCCATATTTCCGTGGCAAGAACGGTGGCATTTACAGAGAAGCATTTGGCGAGGAAGAAGAGCCAACACTTATATACGAGAACGATTTATATCTAGTCAAACGCATCATGGATGACGGTTCAGAAGCCCTGAGTCTACGGTTGCACCTACCAAAAGATGGTGTGCGTGAGTTCACTATGACATTAACAGATGCGATGTCCAAAGACGGATGTCGGGCGGCTCTCACCAAGCAAGGTGTTGTAGCGTTGCCTGGGAAGCAGATGGATGCAATCATGGCATATATCGCTAGGTTTACTAAGGAGTTACAAATGACGATGCAGTCAGAAGTTGCAAGCGTGCGGTTCGGTTGGAGTGAAGACGACAGTAAGTTCATATTAGGAGAACGGGAGATTGACGATACAGGTAGCATGATCTTCTGCCCACCATCGACGGTCACCCGTAACACAGCACCACTTCTTCGCAAGAAGGGCGACCTTGATCAATGGAAGAAAGTCTTTAATACCTACGCAGAAAACGGTATGGAAGCGAATGCGTTTGGTGCCTTGTGTGCTTTCGGTGCTCCACTATTTAAGTTTACGAATCATCGTGGTGTGCTGGTCAACTATGTATCCAAGGAATCAGGCACAGGCAAGTCCACCATCCTACGCATTTGCAATAGCGTTTACGGACACCCTGACAAGCTAATGCTTCACGCGGAAGACACTAAGCTTTCACGTCTCCACAGGTTGGGAGTTATGAGCCACCTACCTGTCACGGTCGATGAGATCACCAATATGAAACCTGAAGAGTTCTCAGACTTTGCATATGCCATCACGCTAGGTAGACCCCGTAACCGTATGCAGTCTCAGGTCAATGCCGAGCGGTTGAACATGGCTGAGTGGGCGACCATTGTATTGGGTAGTAGTAACGCATCGTTCTACGAAAAGATTCAGCAGATTAAGTCTTTGCCTGAGGGCGAACTGATGCGGGTGTTTGAGGTCAAAGTATTTGGTAACGAGCGGTTAACCAAAGAAGCCGCAGACGAGCAGTTCTCCTTGATGTTTGATAACTACGGTATCGCTGGTGAAGTGTATATGCGGTATACGGTGCCACACATTAAAGAGATGTTGAACTTCATGACTAACGTGCAGACTCAGTTTGATAAGGAAGTATGTGCTACTAACAAAGAGCGGTTTTGGTCAGCGTTGATAGCATCGGTCATGACGGGCGGTCACTACGCACAACAGCTTGGTCTGCATGACTACGACCTGAAGAAGATTTACCGATGGGCACTTGAGATGGTTACATACATGCGTGCCGATGTGGAAAGCCTAAAAGCCGACCACGACATGATACTGTCCGACTTTATCCGTGGGCATATCAACAACATACTAGTTATAGAAGATGGATTTGATAGGCGACTTGGCATGTCTAAGCCTGCTATTCGAGAGCCACGAAATGAATTGCGTATCCGCCACGAGCCTGATACCAATCTGACTTACATCCCAGTCGACGACCTGCGTAGCTGGTGTGCTCAACGTCAGTTGTATTACAAAGACCTGCTTGCAGAACTAAAGCAAAAGGGCATCTACGTAAGAAATGAAAAGAAACGCCTAGGAAAAGGCACAGATATTCCCACTCCACCATCCTATTGCATAGTGTTGGATTCGAGCAGGGGTCACTTTATTGACGTATTAGAAGGAGAAACTAATGAACTGGAAAACACCAAGTGATAAAGTAAACGACGACGAGTCTGTTGATGTAGTAAACCAGCCACCCCACTACAAGGTTGGCGGTATTGAGACGATTGATTACCTGCAAGCAAAACTATCCCCAGAAGCGTTCAGAGGGTTCTTGCATGGCAACACGTTGAAGTATCTTAGCCGTGCAGATCACAAAGGCAACGCATTAGAGGACTTCAAGAAAGCCCAGTGGTATCTCAACAAGCTAGTGGAGGTGGGCGATGGCGAGTAATTTAAAACCTGTTGGCATACGCAAGTCCCTTACCGAGATGTGTGCGGCGACTTTCTCGTGCTTTCCTGTTGGACCAAAAGGATCAGCCAAGCGGACTTGGATGAAAGATAAAGACTTGTACCTTGCCGATATTAGCGGTATCGAACGAGTAGTTACCCCAGTATATTTTTTGACCGACATGAACAAAACTACCTACATGATGGATGCGGTTACGGGTACTATGTTCAATATGAAAGGTGGCAGGTGCCTTAGTTCCGACCATCTTGTAATGAACGGCTATATAAAAACGGATGGGCTTGACAAGCGGTTAATGAAAGTTAAAAGCGAACAGTACGGGAGGGGTGAAGAATGAAGACACCATACAACAACGGCAAGATAAAGATAGGCTCTGAGTGGTACTTAAATAAGCTAGTAAACCCACCATACATAGAGCAAGATATTGATATGTTAGAACTTCAAAGCTATCTTATACAAGACCCTAGAGTATTAAATAAGGAATACTGGCTAAAACGAATTTATATAGCAGTTCTTTTGTTTGTTGCAACTATTATCTTGATGGCGCACTAATATGACTACCTTCACACTCAAAGACTACATTGACAATCTGACGCTCAGAGAAAAAAGACAGATCGTGGAAATGATTGAAGAACGTGAGAAGCGACAGAAAGAAGAGAACATCGAGCCGATTCCGTTCGCAGGGTTAGTGGCATTACAGGACAAAGAAGATACCGAAGCGATGCTCAGACATCAGTTGCAGATTGTTCAGGCTGAGTGTATGAGACTAAAAGAGTTGTTGACTAAGAACGGGATACAACACTAATGAAAAGCGTAAAAGATGAAGGCATCGTGACTCAATTAGCTGTTGTAGCAACAATGATGCCAAAGGTAAAAGAATATATTGACCAACAAGCAAACCGAATAGCGGAGTTGGAAAAACTTACAAGAGAGCCAACAAAATTGCTTGCCGTTCCTGATTTAATGGCAAAGGCTGGATTTTTTAAGCGTGGAGAACGAGTGGCTAGTCAAATACAAACAAAGCCATTAAGTGATGAGGAAATATACGAGTTATGGTGTGAAGCAGATAACACAGAACTCTTACCTGAAATGCGTCTTAAAGATGGCAGTATTAACTACATCATTACAACATTTGCCAAATTAATAGAAGAAAGGCATGGGATTAAATGATTACGACAATAGTTAACTTACTGATTCTTTTTGTGGCTACGTTTGCCATATTGATTTTTATGTTGGTGTTTGGTTTCTTTGTGTTCATTATGATTGCCTGTACCTATATCGGCTGGCAAGAGATCAAGGCGATGCCTATTCCTGAAATGTGGGAAAGGTTAAAGAAATGAAAAGACTAACACTAACTTTAGAACAGCTTGTATATTTAGAAGAACGAAGGACTGCTCGTTACATGGGGGTGACGCTTAAGCAGTACAGAGAAGAGCGGAATGCACTAACTGATGCACTGGGACTGACGGAGAAGAAACGTGGAATATATCATCAAAGACGAGAACGGCGAGGTTATGCGCCTCGTAGGCAGGAAAGAAGAAGCCGAGCAAATTGTAGCAGTACGTGAGGGGTGGACTTTTAAATGCGTACGTAAACCCGTACGTAAGGTTGATTTAAGTGAACTAGGGGAGGCATTATTTTGAAGATAATTCTTTTTATTGTGGTGGTATTGTGCACTACGGCTTTTACGATGGAGAAAAGCTGCGCAGCGGTGGTAGCTTCTATGCCTAATCAGGCGGGGGGTAAGATTGTATTAACTGACGAGGCTTGCATACATAGAGGCAAGAACTACCCTAACTTATATAAGTCATACTTCTATGCAAACTCAGGTCTTTCGGGTGATGGTTGCTGGACTATCGAGGATGGGAGTGAAACCGTTACAGTTATTTGGCTAGATACTGGCGATACAAAGCGCTATCCCATAGTTAACTTTGACATTCGTAGGAAATAATGTGAACGCATACGAATTAGCAGATGAATTGCTTAGAGATAACACTCAATTAACTGTTACATCCGCATATATGCTTCGTCAACAAGCAGACCGAATAGCAGACTTAGAAACTACCTTGGCTTTTAAAAGGATGAAGCCATTAAGTGATGAGGAAATCAATGAAGCCTACCTCAAACACGGTAATTCAGGTTGGGATTGGCAGATAGCTTTTGCCAGAGAAATTGAGGAAAGGCATGGGATTAAATGACATTTCTCGTAGCCAATATACCCCCCGTTAAATGCTTTGTGCGTAAAGAGTTTCTTTATAATCACGAGCGTGGACACGGAGAACTAGAACCCTGCGTATGGATGACAGCCAAGGCTATCAAGGGGCAAGCCTTCCGTATCGAGTGCATGCTGACCAACTACGGTGCTCTGTACGATAAGCTACCAATCAGTGCGTATGTATGGAAGGAAGTCCTTGTAGACCCACTGCACCATCTACCCCTAGACCACCTGCAAATTTGGGACTGCTTATCCTACGACATGGCGGTCATTGAGAAGTCTAACCTGCGTGGACTCAAGGTCAAGTTCTTCGGCAAAGACAAGCAGTTTCATTTTGGCAACTACCTGTTTACTATCGACTTTGCCTCGCCCGACCCCAACCGTATCGACACTACCTTTAGCGAGGGTGTGCAGGAGCACAAGTCATACAACTTTATACAGTTAGATAACGGACAGTTCGCATGCCAACCAAACAACAGGTGCTTATGGTATGACGTTTCTCTGGTACCGGCAGAATTGAAGACGCCTGACTTTAAGATACCTACTGAGGTGTATACAGTAGAGAACAAATCAAAGTGGAGTGCAGATGACCAGTGGTTTTATAACTTTAAGGAGAGAAGTGATGAAGCATAAATTTATTATTGGCGGTATTGCAGTCGGTATTGTCATAGTTTTAATGACCATCAACGGTGTGGTTAGGGCGCAGGGTATACCCAACTGGAACGCAAGCCCGTTGAATTTTGATAACAGCCCACTAAATTTTAACAACAGTCCACTGAACTTTAATAACAGTCCTATGAATTGGAACAACAGCCCGTTAAATATCAACTCAAATAACGGCATCTACGACAACAAGGGTAATCGCACGGGGTACGCAGTGCCAAGTCCTAGCGGTACAGTAAACTATTACAACAATAACGGTAATAGAATCGGGTACGGACCAAATGGCAGATAGAAAGAAGTCTTCAGAGCGGGATATGTCGCAACAAGAAATTGCGGATATTTTAGGCACAACTAGGGCCTATGTTTCGCAAGTAGAAGAACGTGCGATGCGTAAAGTAAAAAAGATAATTAAGGAAAGAAACCTTAAGAGTCAGGATTTTTTTGACGATGTAGACGACGATGGTCGTTGCTAACTAAGGAAAACACATGGAACCAGTAGACGTAAAACCAATTGAACCACCCAAAGAACAACGCAAGATTATGATTGCTACCCCCATGTACGGGGGGATGTGCACAGGTCATTTTTTAGTGGGCGTCCTAACAGCCATTAACGCACTGCAACGTATTGGTGTACCTACCTACTTCACACAGATCAGCAACGAAAGTCTTATTACCCGTGCTCGTAACGAGTTAGTGCGTATATTTTTAAGTAAACCTGAAATCACGCATCTGATGTTTATTGACGCAGATATTCACTTTGAAGGGCAGGATTTAGTAACCCTAATTAATTCGGATAAAGATATAGCTTGCGGTATTTATCCTAAAAAAGAAGTGGACTGGGTTAGGGTAGAACAAGCCGCCAAAGAAGGTAAAACTGGACTGTCTGACTATGCAGGTGCGTTTGTGCTTAATTTTGCTGCAGAGCAAGGTGACGCTATTGAAACAGATTCAACTGGGATGGTTGAAGTCCGCCACGGTGGCACAGGCTTTATGATGATTAAACGGGAAGTATTTGAGAAGCTGGCACCCCATGTCCCTGAATACCGCACCTCTACCCAAAAAGTAAATGGGGAGTATGTAAAGCCCTTAACCAAGGAGTTTTTTGGTTTGAGTATTGATGAGTCAGGGTGCCTACTATCTGAGGACTATCACTTCTGTGAACTGTGGCGCAAACACGGGGGTAAGGTACACGCTAACCCATTTATTAAACTGCAGCACGTTGGCACATATATCTACGGTGGCGACATCATTAAGGCGGGGGGCAATCTCAAATGAGCCTACCTAGAGCCTATGTAGTAGGGGATGGCAAACTTCAATACATCATCTTCGATAAGCCCGATATCGTCACTAACGGTGTCCGCACAGGCGGGTATGAGCCTGAACTGCAGGAGTTTTCTAAGCATCTGCTAGATGGCAAAGAGCCTGGGTTTGTATTAGACATCGGGGCTAATATGGGCAGCTATACGATACCGCTTGCCAAGAAGTTCCCACAACACACTTATCTCTGTTTTGAACCGCAGCGGGTGATTTATTACCAACTGTGCGGGAACATTGTCTTGAATTCCCTAGCAAATACAGCGGCTTATCCACTGGCTGTATCTAATAAAGCAGGTGTAATCAACATCGACATGCCTGATTACTTTAAAGAAACCAACATCGGTGCGTTTAGCCTAGACCCCGAAGTCCGCATGAATCAGTACGAGTGCCATACGGTCGGTAATAAAGAGCGGGTGGAGATGGTGACTTTGGATAGCCTAGAGATACCCAACATACGGCTAATCAAGATAGACGTGGAGGGCATGGAGTTAGCAGTTCTCCAGGGGGCCGCAGAAACTTTATCTAACAACAACTTCCCACCTGTGATATTTGAAGCCTGGACATGGAAACCTTGGTATAAGGAGAGACGTGTCCAGCTGTTGGATTATATGCACTCTCTTGGGTACAAGATACATACGTATGGTGAAAACAACGTAGCACAGCACTCTGACTACGGACCTATCAAGAAATGGACGTATTAGTATTAGACGGAGCTAGGTACGAAATTGATTGGGAAGGGCTTAGACGACGTAGCCCTGCATCCCTTTTTGTACCGTGTTTAGACACAGAATGGGCTAAAAATGCCCTATCTACCGAGCTTAAGTACCATAAGATACCTAAGTTTGTGCTCAGAACCCGTATAGAAAATGGCGTTTTAGGGGTGAGAATATGGACTTTATGCTAATATGATGTCGAGATTGTTCAGCAGACATCTCATTTAGTGTTTTCCTTTATGTTTGGAAGTGACTTTTAACCCCGCCTAAAAAGCGGGGTTTTTTTCAGTCTGCGACTTTGTTGAGGTAGGGGCGTAAGCCCTTCTCAATATACACACCGTTTAGCATCTCAGCCGACCGCTTGGCATGTTTCTCTAGAGAACTAAAGATTTGGTCGGTTGTAATCTCAAAGCCTGGGAATCTCTTGTTGTGCTCATTAACAAGTTTGAGTGCGTCATCAAAGCCTTCGGAGTCATTGGCATCTTGAGCCAAGTTAAGTAATGTGTAAGCACGCTGCTTAGACCGCATAGCCTCAGACTGAATCTTCAATACCGCGTTGTTTTTCTCTTGTTGCGTTGCAATAGGCAGTGGTGCAAAACCTAGTGCCTGCATAGCTGCGTCATAAGTATTAACTTCTCCCAACGGATCGCCACGCAATGTAGTAGCCTGACCTTCGGTCGTAAAGCGATACGCTTTCATAAAGTTCTTAAGCGTAGACGGGGACATAGTCTCAATGCCTCGATATACTTTGCCATCGCCAACCTGATCTAGACCACGAGCAAAATTAAGGAACAAGCCACCGACTGGACCCGTAGCTGCTTTAGCTAATTCCATAATTGCACCTTCAGCATCGTCAGCTTTACTTGCCCCAGAGCCTAAGCCTGGTATATATCCTAACAACGGCATATCTCTAAATCCGACACGGGATGCAATGTTGCCCTGCGTAATAGCCGATGGGATACCCGACACCACAAACTCAGGCATGGTCTCACGCAGGCTAGTGACAAAGTCGTAGTATGGGTCATCATCGTCGCCGATAGCGTTCATAATCATCTCGACCACCCAGAAGAACGGCATACCCACAACACCTGATGTCATGGCAGATACACCCAGCAGACCAGTCAGACGGTTACGGGCGATACGCTTCTCTTCAGGGGTAAAGCCCTTCTTCATCAAAACTTGCAGGTTACGACCATACATGTAGAGAGTCAACTGCAAGAATTTCTTGAACATTAACAATACTTTAGCCGCAGGATGTTTAAATACTCGTGCAGCGTTGAGGTCTGAGTAGTCACCCTGAGTATTC